CGCAGTAACAAAGTGCTTGTCGTGAATAACTCCGAAAGAGGGCGCAGTTGTTCCGCTTACAGTCACTTCTTCTGCAAAATAAGTTCGGCCTGATAATGCACCAGAGCCTGTCATTTTAAATAAGAACGGCTTGTTCTGTGAATCACATATCAGAACCTGTCCGTATTCTTCGTTGCCTTCAAAAATCTCGATTGAACACTGTTTTTGATTTGTTCTTGTGAGTGTTGATCGACCATTGAATGTAGAGAAGTTATCTCCACCGCCTGCTACGCTTGCTTTATTAATTTGTATCCATGTAGTTCCTTCAAGCGTAAAGAAAATATCTGTTCCTGTACATGCAATAAGACCATCAGCATAGACAGCTAAGCCTAGTACAGGTGTATTTGAATTGGGTCGGTTATTACCAAAAGCAGAATAGCCATTTATGCGTCTATAACCGCCATCGGGATCGACCTCAAAGTTTAAAAGCTCTGTGGCAAATCCCGGCTGTCCTAACATTTCAAGTTGGTTTAGGTTAGTATTTAACCCGCCCTTACATGAAATACCAAAGGGTTGTGAAGCAGCCATTAAACAAACCTCATTCTGTCATCTACCATGTTAGTTGGCACAGGCTCAACAAGATTAGAACGCATGCTGCGTAGTCCTTTCTTATAATCATCTAGAGCAAAAGCGGCTGACTGCGGGTTGTCTTTAAACTGCCACATGTAGTATCTAGCTCTTGCAAGCAATACAGGATAGTAAACATCAGCAAATAAAAGAGTATCACCGTGTGCAGATAGTCTTGCAGGTGCAGCCCATGCATAAAACCATGTACGATATTTTTTATCAGGGATAGGGCTAAGTCCAAACTTTCGAGAATCTGGACTGCGTATTACGTGGGTCGGTTGACCGTGTTGTTGTGCGTCTGCATCGTCTAAGTTTTCTGCGACTCTGCGATAAGTTTTCCACTCGTCAATAGAAGTAAAGCCTAAGTTACTTGCTGTAAAAGGAGCTACTTCATCTGTTACTCCTACAGTAGTGAGAAAGAAGTTGTCCCAATCTATAGAATTATAATCTGTTGTAGTGTTAGAGCTGGCAGGTTTTAACTCGTACCAACGTGTACCTGCTACTGTCTCTACATATACATTGCCGTACATGGGGTCTGAAGTTCCACTTTCAGCGACAGCTAAAAAAGGCCACTGTGGTTCAGAATTAACTATGTCAAAATAAGCTCTGTTGATAACATCTTTAGCGTGTTGTTGTACGCTTCTTGCAGCAGCAAAAGTAGCAGAGGTCAGCGCAACTTCATTCAACTCTCGCAAGAGTTCATTTGTTAAATCTAAGAAGGTTGTTGCCATTAGTTATACTGCCTTTGATTTAGTTGCGGGGCTTTCTTTCTTACCCCAGATTGCGTCCCAATTTGTTTCATATTTTTCTTTGTTCTCAGGTTTGTACCAGCTCCCTGTATCTCCTAAGTTTTTTCCTTTCTTCGCGCCTTTGATCATTACAGGCTTTGTGTTACTTCCTACTAAAGGCATAATATCTCCTTAAAGATCAGGGGGCTTTTACACCCCCTTCTCTCAGTACTTACTTAGTCGATACCGTAGAACGCTGAAACCATTGCTTCAGGACGTAATACTTTAGCACCATATACGTGCAGACCACGACAGATGTCACCGAAGCTATCTGGATCACGGATGACCTCAGTGCTTGTGATAGTCTGTGCAGTTGCAGTGGAGCTAATGTGACCAGACAGTACTTGACCCGCAGCATTGCTTGGAGTAGCAATGTTGTTAGACTTGTACATGTCAAAGCCGCGTAGCTTGCCAGATGATACTAGACCGTTACGGATAGAGCCTTGGCCTGCGTTGAAGTCTACAGACATTAGTTTAGAGCTAGACTGGCCCAACTGCTCGTAAAAGCTAGGTGGAGCCAAGAACCAACGACCTTCTTCTGGGATGTTCTGCTCGTCAAGAAGACGGGCCATGTACGCCATCAGATCAAGAGGATCATGCTCGTTAGTTCCAAAACCAATATCCAAGTTACCAGTACCGTCAAAAGTTCCGGCGGCTAGATCAGTAGCATTGTCGCTACCAAGGATGTGGTTAGGGCTAGAAGCTGAAACGCCTGCGACCATCTTTGCAATTACACCTGCGTCAAAAGCATCTTTCAATGCGTAAGCAGCAGAAGAAGCAGCAACTTCTTTAAAGTTAACGTGAGACATTGCAGTTTCAATATCATCAACGATGAATTTAAATGCGTTGGCTACGTCAACAACCAAAGTAATTTCTTGGTCAGTTAGCTTAGTTTGAGTTACGTCTGCACCACGCTCATACTGATAAACAGTAATTACTGGTTCTTTGATAACCTTTACAGAATCACCAAAAGACGAAATCTCACCACTGTAATCAGTGTTGGTAATTGCTTCAGCTACAGAAGCTTTGCGAAAGAAGTTAAGAACTTTCTTCGAGTAAATCGAAGGAAGAAAGAAACTGTTAGTTTGACCAGATACTGAGTTACCGAAGTTACCGTTAGTGTCTGTGCCTTGCTCAAATAGAGCGTCCGATTGGTTAAAAGCCATGTTGTGTTACTCCTAAAAAAAGACAATAAGTAGTTACTGCACTCTGCCTTCCATGATAGCTAAATCAATTTCTTGTTCAAACTTATCATATTGTTGTATAGACAAAGCTGCAATTTCCCGTTGTGTCCAAATCTTTGGCTGCTTAGAATCTACGCGAGTAGTTCTTGTAGATACCATATCTGCTGCTGAAGAGTTGGAAGATTGTGACTTAGACGGTTTTTGCTTCTTACTTGTCTTGATGCCGTTCTCCATTTTATAAAGATCAATAGCTTTGACTGCTAAATTAACATTGTCTGGGTTTTCATAGATCCAACCTTGAATTACTTCAGGTTGTTCTTTAGCCCATTCGTGGAACTTATCATCGCCTCGTATATCCTCAAAATCAGGATGCCGTGAGCGTAGTGTAGATTCAGCTTCTTTTCGCTGTATGTTTAATTCTCGTTCTTCAAGAACAGACATTTTAGTTTTTAAAGCTTGCATTTGTTGTTCACTTTGTAAGTGTGCAACAGTTTCTACGGTTTCATATAGATCAGGATATTGCTCACGAAAGTTTTCAAGATCTTCGGCTGACTTAGGCGGGGCATACGCAGGTTGCGTTTCTGTTGCCGCTGCTGTAAGTTGTAGTTCTTTCTGCTTAAAGTCTGCAATTTTCTGATCGTAATGTTTCTTTAGATCATCGTATCGTTTCTTATAATTTGTAGTACCTGTCTGAGCTTCCTCTTCAGGGGCCGCTTTGCGGGTAGCCTTCTTAGGTGTCTCTTCTTGGTATAGCCCATCTGCTGATCCTCGACTGGGTGCGTCTTCTGTGTGCCATGCCTTTCGAGAATTGTATGGATTGGCTTCGGGTTCATCAAGTTGTTCTGTTACATTACTCATCTTGTCACTCTCCTTTTGGGGCTTGCTAGTCTTTCAAGGTGGCTATATTACTCGCGTTTGTAATATAGGGTCTTGATACTTCAAGGTGGCCTCTGGATTATATTTTGTGATAAAGGGTTTAAATTAATAAAGTGGCTTTATCGTTATCTTACGCTTGGCATCCGGTTAGCAGTGACCATTTGTTTCTTAACTTCGTCATCACTGTCATAAGAAGACATTTTTATATCGTCTTCGCTAGTTAAACCTCCGAATGCTTTCTTCATGTAACCACCATCATAAGCACGTTCAGCATCGTCCATCATAGTTTGTAGCTGATCCGCACCCATTTGATCGGTGGCTTTCTTGGTGAAAACAAATTCACCATCCGACAACCTTGCGGGTATCGAATCTGATGTGCCAGTTCCGGGGCCTTCTACGGCTCCTTCTCCGGCAAATTCTCCTGCAACATCCATAACCTTGTCAAAGATGCCACTTAAACGCTCGTCTGTTTCTAGAACGCCCATTAAATAATCTTGTTCTTCTGTGTCTAAAGACTGCCCTAATACATAGCCTGTGTAGTCCTCTTCCATTTCTGAGTCTGGAAGCTGTGAAGCTTCTACAGCAGCCATCTCATCTTCTGGGATGTTGTCGTAGGTATCTTCAGGCATGTCTTCTTCCATTTCCATTTCGGGTGGCATAAGCATAGAGCCTTCAGCGTACTTCATCATGCCGCCGTCTGAATAGTCTTTACGGTCATCCATTTCACCGCCTTCCATTTTTTCGTCACGGGTTTCCGCTTCCGCATCCATTTTTTGAAACGCTTCGGCGCGGGTTTCTGAGCTAAAACTATTTTCAATATCACGGCGATGTCGAGCTACGTTTTCTAAAGCTTCAGAATTGCCTTTGTATTTTTGTTGGGCTGCGTCTAAATCAGCGTTTAATTTTATAAACTTATCAACATCAGACATTTCAGCTCCACCACCTTCGTCATACGAGCCGCGCTTCTTTTGCATTTGCATTCTGTAACGCTTATCGTCAGCGGTTTCGCCACCCATGTTATACATTTTATTCATAATTAAGAACCTTCTGTTCGTTGTTTAGCTTCGCCAACTTGGTCTTTAAGCTGCATTAAATTAACCAGAGAACTCACTTTCCCCTGCTTGCGGAACACTTCCAGTTCCAATGTTGCCACCGCCAGTCCCTGTAGCTCCAAGTCCTTGAGGTTGTTGAGATGCTCCTTGAGCGCCTCCCATAGCTCCTTGTTGCTCGTCAGGGGTGACAGCCTCGCTGCCATTTGCTTGTCCAGCATTTTGCGCTCCTATGATCTGTGCCATGATTGCAGCTTCTTCAGGATCGTTGAGTATCTCATCAGGATCTAAGTCTAAACTGTATGCAAGTTCACTAACAATCTTAGAGATTTTAACAAACGGTGCAATAGCGGGGTTCTGTGCGGTTTGTAAGAACATGGTCAAACGCTGACTACGAACTTCTTTTTGCATTAGGCTGTTAGTACCCATTGCGTTAATTTCTAAATCGCCTTCAATATCTAATTCGCCTTCAAAGAACTGCATGTTCCACTGGTAATAAGCTTTACCTAAAGGCTTCAACAAAAAATCATCTACGTTCTTAACAACTGTTTTAATATTAAGACTTGCTGCACCTAGAAGCATCGACATACCTGACGCTGTACGAGTCATGCTCTGTACGCCTGTCTGTCCGTGCGAGTAACTAGGTATTCCGGTCTGCTCATCTGCAAGCTGACGGAACTTATCAAACATTTGTAAGTTTTCTTGCGTAGTGTTAGGGAACTTTAAGCCGTGTATTGACTGACCTTGCATTCCTGACTGTCGCCTAAAGACTTTTCCGGGATATATTTCCATTGACTGCCCGCCAACTAAAGCAGACTCGTCTACGTCAAAGACTATAGAGCCTGACAACGCTAGGTTGTCTATTGCCATACGTGCGTGTCCGTTCATTATCTGTTGAGAGTCATCCATATTTTCAGCAACGCCAATACCGAAGAAAGAATAAGGATTACGCTCGTAAGGAAAGGCATTGTATGGGAGTCTGTACGGAGTAAATGGATTAACAACGCCACGTAACAGCTTACCATTACTAATCCATGCATTAACTTGTACTTCATCTAAATCATCCACTTCATCTGGAAGTTCCATTCCAGCTTCACGGGCGTACTGTGCGTCCATGATTCCCCAATATTCTAAGACTTCAAACTGACCAGAACCATAGTCATCTGTTCTAGCATCGTCTTTCAGCTCATGCTCGTAGTCTTTCTCTGTGTAGTTTGGCCCCATCATCAAACATTCGCGTATAGCGTCTTTGTTAAAGTATGGTAGCTTTGATAATGATCTTAGCTGTGACTTATTAAGCTTGTGGCGATGGAAGGTGTACTCACATTCATCAATCGTAGTGGCGCTGGGATCGGGGAAGAAGTCCCATATACTGACAAATTCAATCCGTGGAACACGAACATTGAGAGGAGAATAATTGCGCTCGCCAGTTTCTTCATCTTTGTTCCAACGTCCAATAGTTTTGTTGTGGTTAAATGGGCCTTTAACAATTCCTGTGCCGAATAAGCTTGCTTCAAATAATGCATTCCGTAGTTCTGAAGAACCATTAGACTCTTCAATTTGATCGTGAATAAGTTTTTGCATGTGTCTTGCAGCATCTTTAGCCGGAGACATTTCTAATACTTGAGGATCAGGAGAAGGGCCGTTAGCAAAATTTAACTTGCCTTCTTCTATTCCTTTCTTAACTGCTTCTTCAAAAGCAGACTCACCGCTTGAGAATGTTGCTCCAGCCTTTAGTACTTTGCCATCGCCTTCGTAGCCAACATCAAAAGGGTCTACTTCTTCTTTCTTTTCTTCTTGAGGCTTTGGTGCGCTCTGGCTTGTTTCAATGCCCGGAGTCATGTCAAGGTTTTGATACGTTGCAACGCCTTCAGGAATAAGTGTTTCTTTAACGCCTATTGGGAACTTACCTGTTCCAAAAATAACGTCTACTAGCTGTCCAAATGCTGCTAGTACTTTGGTCTTAGTTACTTTGATAAATACTTTAGATTTTTCTGACTCTCTGAACTTTACGTTCTTTCCATATAGTCCACGGAAGTTATGGTAGGCTCGTAGCCATCTTGCTTCATCGTGTTCTCTTGCGCTTTCAGCATCTGCAAAGCGATCCATTACTAAGCCTACAAAACGAGAACGCACATCGTCTTCTAGATTCATCTCTAGACCGCTCTCTC